CATCAACAGTCGCCCCGCCCGAAGTGTTGGAGCTTATCCCAGCCCATCTGCGCGATTTCGAGGGAGAGAGTGCTTAATCGCCGTCATCAAATACCCACGCCCGGCACCCATTGTGTCGGGCTTTTGAACACAAGGATATATATGGACAAACCCCAAACCGCCCAGCAAAGGGCGCAGGCAAAATACGATGCCAAGCGTAAAAAAATCAACATCAATTTTAATATGGAGCATGAGAAGGATTTGTTTCAGGCCGCCCGTGATATGGACAACTTCGGCGGCTGGGTAAAAGAACAACTTAAATTATATATAAAACAAAGCGATAAATAATTTTGCAAAAAACGCTTGCATAATTAGCGGTATTTTACCATGCTCAAAAACAAACCTCCCCACCCAAGCACGACCGCTGCATTGGTCGCTTACAATAAAGCCCGCGCCGCCAATTGGGACAGCGTGGACTGGACACAAGATAATGCCACTATTGCCGTCGCGATTGGCCGCAGCTATAACACCGTCGCCAAGAAGCGGGTAGAGTTAGGCAAGGTAGGGCTGGCACCACGCAGAGCCCGAGAATATAGTAGGACACATTACCCAAATTTGGCGCGTAAAGACGGCAAAGGGCAGAGAGCCGCAGTTACCGCTGCACAAGCCAGCCCGATAGCGGGCAAGACGGAAACCAACTGCCACGCCAAACGCTGGCGCATTACATCGCCCGATGGAGAGCGGTACGAGTTTTCCAACCTGCACCACTTTATCCGCAGCCATACCCATCTGTTTGCGCCAGCCGACACCGAATGGAAGCGGCAGGGCGGTAAGCGTGGCACAGGCGGCGAATACTGCAATGCTGCCAGCGGCCTGCAATATGCTGCAAGAAAACGTGGGACGTGGAAAGGCTGGCAGGCGGAAATTATTCAGGGCGTGGAATAATATAGTTTACATCTATGCTTCGTTGACGGATACCTTGCCATCGCTCCGTAACAGCGGCAAATCATAACGCATTGCCGCCGGAACGGACATCGTGCCAACCCAACGATAAGCGGTAACACGCGATACCGCAAACGGCTTGATATTGACCGCGTCGCCCTGATTGCCGCCCAGCACCATCAGGTTGCCGCGCGAATCCTTACCGACCACGAAACCAACATGGCCGCCGCCATTGCGCGTGAATGTAACCAAGCAGCCATAAGCAGGCTTATCCAGCTTCGTACCAGCTTTTTCATAGCTCCGCGCCATTGGGAATGCGGCGGGGATATGCTTTTCCAATTCGCAGCTTGCCAGCACATATGCAACAAACGCCCCGCACCAAGGCGTGTTCTCCGTACGCCATACCGCTTTTTTCGCTTCATCAGCACGGCCTAGTTTCTCGAATGTGGTTTGCCACATTTCGGTAATCTTCGGGTTTTCTTTCGCCCCCACAATTTCCGCCGTGCCAATCAAGGTGCGGGCAAATGCAATCCAAGGCAATTCTGGTTGTTTCATATATAGGTCCTTTCAAAAAAAATGGCAGCGACACCATGCCGCCACCATCAAATAAATTACTGGTTAAAAAAATCAATTTCGCCGACATCGGATTACTTCGCGCCGGACAACGCCCGATATGCCCGCACCGCCGCATCGTGCCGCGCAGCGCAGTCTTGGTATTGCGCTACCGTCTGCGCCGCCCATTGCAACACCGTTTTGCCTTTGGTGTCGGCAATTTCTGCCAACGGTTCGCACGGCTGAGCGATTTGCGCCGGCATATCGGGCAGCCTAAATTCACTTGCCACGGCGGATGGCTTGGTTGAGGTAGTGCAGGCCGTTAGCGTCCAGGCAATCGCGGTGATAAATACCGCTCGCCGTTTGGGCGATGGCTTCCAGTTTTTCACGGTTCGTCCTTTCGTTTTGGATGGATTGGGATTGTAGTTCGGCATAGCTGGCGGATAGGGCGCGCAATTCGTCTTCCTGCTTCGTCCGCAGCGCTTCTTTCCATTGCGCCGCTTCTTCTTCACGTTTCAGCCGCGCCAGTTCGTGTTTCGTGTCTGCCGCCTTGTAGCCGTGCCGATAGGCGGAATAAACGGTATAGCTTTCCAGCCCGATAAAGGCGGCCACGGCGGCGGCGATCAGATAGTATTTCACAGGTATCAATTTCTACTCCTTTGTTTATGTGAATAAAAAAATCCAGTTGTAAAGTATTGCTTTATAACTGGGCAAGGTTCTTGTGCAGGCTGCTTTTGTTTATTTGTTCAGCAGCCGCGCCAGCCAATCGCGCAGCCAGTCCAAAATATCGCGTACCGCTTGGCGGATAAAGCGCGGCATGGTGGCATTGAGCGTAGTAATCACGTCATCCGCCAAATAGCCGATGGCAAACCCGATCAGGCAGCAAACGAAAAAACCGTGCCGGATAAACCAGTAGTCAATCACAGACGCGGTGGTCAAAATGGCGGCGGCGACAATCAGCCCGTAATCGCGCCAGCCGACCGACAGCGGGCGCGTACCCAGAACAACGGCGATCAGGGCGCAGGCAATGCCACCGTACAAGTTTGGCTGCGCCAACATTTTTTGCAGCAATTCATTCATCATGTCCCTTTCCAGCCAGCAGGCGGCGGCTTTCGTTGCCCAAAATTCGGCCGACCAACACAAACAACATACCTAAAATCGGGAATGCTCCCATCAACCAAGAAAACGGCGGATAAGCGGCGATAAACATCAGCCCGATAATCAGCAGCACTAGACCCGACAGTTGCAGCAGCAAATCGCCCCATGTGCGGCATTTTAGGCAGTCCGAACAACGCAGAAGCACCGCCTGCCCCGCCGCCAAGACCAAAAGCAAGGCCGCCCAGCCGTAGGCATCGTAGCCACTGACGGCGATAAAATTGTCCAGCACGTCCACGCCTTGCCCATCGGCCACAAACGCGGCGGCAACGGCGGTCAGAATCACACTGGACACGGTTTTTAAGATTCTCGGGTTAGTTTTCATATTTCAAACTCCATAAAAAAGCCCCTAAATGGGGGTCAGGTTCGGTTTTTTACCTGTTTGGCAATCTCTGACATAATGGCCTGCTTCACTGTTTCGGCTATCTGCTGGTCGCGCCCACCCAACAGTTTTGCAAAGTCGCCAAAATCCAGCAGACCCAGATCAATTTTCGGCATCTCGCCCAAAGCAGCCTGCACTTTCTGTGCTTCAGCTTCTCTGGCGACTTTCTCTTCAGTAACGCGTTTCAGGTCGGCATCCAGTTTTTCCTGTGCCGCCTTGCGCTGCCGTTCGGCAAAAGCAGCCTGCACCGCCGCACCGGCCGCCGCATAATCTGCCGCAGCGCCGCTATGCCCGGCACGTTCTGCCTCTTCCTGCTTGCGTTGGATCTGCTGCATTTTCTGCTGCTGTTCCAATTGGGCGATTCTGGCTTCATCCCCCTGCGCCGTCAAAAGCTCTTTTTCGGCTTCCGCGCGTGCATTAGCCGCTTCGTCCGCCAATGCCTGCATTTTTTGCCGCGCCTGGTCTATTTGGGCGTGCAGGCTGCCTAATGTCGCCTTATCCAGTTTATCGGCATTTTCACGAGCCATGTATTCGGCACGCGCCAAATTGGCCGACAAATTCACACCGCTTTGCAGCGACTGCGCCAAGTCTTTCAAAACCGATTGCGACTCATCCCACATCGCCCACATCTGATCCACAAATACCGACCAATGGCCGGCGGCTATCCGCGCGATGTTGGACATGGCAACATTTATGTTGTACCTTCCGGAAGGGTTGGTCAGTTTGGCATACACCTGTTCGATTTTCCGACCGAATTCACTGACTTCGCTGCTTTGGCGTTCAATGGCGCGGCTGCTGCGTTCTGCCAAGCGCTCTACGGATTCCGCCTGTTTTTCGACTGCATGCGTCGCGCCTTGGTGGGCGTTGGCCTGCTGCTGTGCCGCCGCCTGCGTTTTCTTGGCCGCCTGCAACGCCGCCTTGCCGGTTTCATCTGCCGCCACGCGGTAGCCGTGCGCCCCTGCTTGGCTTTTCACCCATGCAGCCTGCGCATTGTCGCCGGATTCCAACATGGCTTTTGCCGTGTTCTCAAAAGCCTTTTTCAGTTCGCCCTGCGATACCTGCCCGCTCTTGGCGGCAAGTTCGTATGCCTGCCGCATCGCTTCGCCGGAAAGGCGCAAGGATTCTTTGGATTGGATGCCCAGCTTCTTCAGGGCGGCAGTGGTTGGGTCAATGTTGCCGCGCAATTCCTGCAAACGCACATCCACCGCCAAAATACCGCTTTCCACGTCCTGCATGGCCAGTTTGCCGCTTTGCCCAAGTTCTTCAAATTTGGCTTTAATGGCGGCAATATCCTGTTCGTTGGCCGCCTTTTTCAAACTTTCGGACAATGCCTGCCGGATAAGCAGTGCGGCATCCACCGATTTATCTTTCAACACATCAAAGCTGTCTGCCAGTACCTGCACATTGTCCAACGCATTTCTGGTGGCCGCGCCCACTGCCTGCGTGGCGACGGTCATATCCGCGCCCAACTCTGCGGCCGCCGCCTGTGCTTTTTTAAACTGCTGTTCCGCCTGTGCCGCCGCCTGCTGTTCCGCCGTTAAGGCTTCGGCGTGTTTTTCCGCTGCTTGTGTGGCTTTTTCGGCAGCTTCAATGGCGGGTTGGTAGGCCGCGCCAGCCGCATTGCCTGTTTCAGCGATATTGCCCAGCACACGGCGCAGGCTGCTGTCAAACTGCTGCGCCTGCTGTTCGGCAGCGGCATAGCTTTTGCGGGCGGAGTCGTTCAGATCCAACGCTATTTGTTCCAAGCCTGCGGCAATGTCGCCAAACGATAGCTTGGACAAACCCATCGCCAGCATGCTCAACAGGTCTTTGGCCGCCCCTGCGAATAAATCAAACGCGATCCGCACCGCGCTCACACCATCGCCTATCGCTGCCATTGCGATGGAAACGCCGTTCAATGCGCCTTGCAGCAAAGATACTTTTTGCTCGCCGTCGGCCAATGCGCTGGAAATATCGCCAACGCCGTCATAGAGCGTTTTGAATACGCCGATGGCCGTATTGCCGATATGTTTCAACAGTTCGTAGGCCTGTTGCAAAGCAGCCTGCAACTGCGTACCGTCCGAAGAGTTCAAAAAATCGTCAAGACTCTTCTGCGCCACTTCCAGTGCTGCGCCGATGTCTTGGAAAATCTTTGCCGCCGCCTGCCCGACTCCGCCTTTGTCCACCGCCAGCAAGAACTCGTTGTAGCGGTTTTTCAGCAGGTTGATTTGCCCATTCAGGGTGCCGGCATTTTTGGCCGCCGTTTCGCTGAACGCCCCTTCCAGAGCCGCGCCAAATTTAGGCAGGAATTTTTCGGCGGAAATCCCCTGTTCGACCATCTTTTCCAGTTCGGCAACGGTAACGCCCATCGATTTCGCGGCAATCCCCATCGCAGGGGTAAGCCGCTCGCCCAACTGGCCGCGCAACTCTTCCATGCTGACTTTGCCCTTACCCGCGATTTGGCTCAATGCCAAAAATACGCCGTTGGCTTCGTCCGCACTCAACCCCATGCCGGCAACGGCACTGGCTACGCCCGTAAATATTTGCTGCGTCTGTTCTGCCGATAAATTCAGATTTTTGGTAGCTGAGGACAGTTGCGCGTAGCCGTTGGCCGCGCTGGTAAATTCCAGCCCCAGCCGGTTGGCTTCTTCACGGATGAATTTAAGCTGCTCGGCCCCTTTCCCCGCGCCGTCGAACGCATACTCAAATTTGGTTTGCAGGGCTTGGAATTGGCGCGAGGCTTCCACTACCTCGCGCATACCGATACTAATACCCGCAACGCCGGCCGCCGCGCCCAAAGCCGCCTTGCCCATCCTTCCGATACTGCCCACGGATTCGGCCATTGCCGTTTTTGATATGGCGGCGGTTTTTCCCATTTCCGCATTCAGCATACGCACGCTTTCACGCGCACTCCCTGCCGCTTGTCGCGCCGCTGCCGCTTTTTCCCGCGCTGCCTGTTTGGCTGCCTGCACCGAATTGCGTTCAGACTGCACGCGCTCCCGTTCCAATTCGCGTGCCAGCATTCTTGCGGTGCGGTTGTGTTCGCGCTCGGCACGCGTCCGTTCCGTCGCCGCGCGTTTGGCTTCTGCCGCCGCCTGTTTTTCTGCCCGAATGCGCAAATCGGCAATGCGTTTTTCTTCTGCCGCCACAGACTGCGCCAATACTGCCTTGTCCCGCGCCGCGCGTTTGGCTTCTGCCGCCGCCTGCCGCGCCGCCGCCGCTTTTTCCCGTGCCGCTTGCTTTTCTTCTGCTGCCGCTTGTCGCGCCGCCGCCGCTTTTTCTCGCTCCGCCTGCTTTGCGGCCTGTCCGTCCGAATTGCCGCCTGATACGTTTTGCCGTATATCGATACGTTGGTTCAAGCCTTTGAGTTGGCTGTTGATTTGCGCGATAGCCTTGCGGAAGTCCGCCGTGTCCGCGTTAAAGCGCAGTTTGAAATCCATTTGGTTGCCGGGCATTATGTTTCTCCGTAAAAAAAGCCCGCACAACGAAGTGCAGGCTGCCTTTTTAGTGTTACTTTTCCTGTTTGTCGGCTACACCGCAATATCCGCCACCGCCAAATCGGGCGCGGTTTCCAGAATCTGCCCCGTCTGCGTGTCGTAAAACACCGTCTGACCCACCGAATAGCCCGTCCCTTTCAGCGGCACGGTGTTGTTGCCTGCGGTGGTGCGTGCCGTGTAGCCGCCGCTGCTTTGTGCCGTGATTTTGGCAACGGCGCGGTGCGGCTGCGGATACAGTGCGGTCAGCTGTGCGTACAAGTCCATCTTATTCCCCTAAATAGCGGTCAAGGCGCACGCTTTGCAATACTTTGGGCGCGCCGTTTTCGTGACTGATTTCGATTTTCACGCCGATGATGATGCCCTGCCATGCGCCGTTGGGTTCGTCAAACCGCCACACCTGCCCCAATTGGGCGCGGGGTAGGGCGTATTGCGGCGCAACGGGCAGCACCACCGTTTCGGTTTTGTGCGTCCCCGTTTCGCTCAATGCGGCAATACCGGCCATGCGGCATACTTCCTGCGCCGTGTAAAGCGGGTGCGTTCTCGCTGCTGCCCTTGGTTCGCGGTTGCTGCCGTTGCGCCACACATCCGCCGCAAAGCCTTTGCTGTGTTCGCCCCACACAAATACGCCGTTGGCCTGCTGCTGCACCTGTTTCTGCCCCCCTGCCTGAATCATCATGTTGGCAGGGACGGCCAGTGCTGCGGCGGCATTCCCCAATTCCCAAGCGGCTGTCGGCCAACGGGACTTGATGGCGATTTGCATATCTGCCGGGTGCGATTCGACAAACGCACCGGCCGCTTCGGCAATATCCGCCAGTACCGCCATCGGCGTTTTATCGGTCAGGCTGTACACATCGGCAGGGACAAGCCAGTCGTCAATCTGCCAATTCAGCGATACACCGGTCATCTGCACAGCTTCGTCCGCAATCTGCCGCGCATTGCGGTCTTGGCTGATAATACCTTTGTGCGATAAGGCATAATCCGCGCCCAGTTTGGCGGTGCGGCTGCGCCCCGTTACGGTGTAGCTGCGCTGCCCGAAGCGGCGGTTGTCGCTATACGATTCGGCCATTATGGTAAATATCTCGCCGTTCAAATCCAGTCGGATAATGCAGTCGTCGCGGCGGCTGTCCAAATTCAGGCGGGCGAAATCGTCGGGCGGCATGGTGAAACTGCCGCTCCAATAATATCCGCCCGTGTCTGCCGCCAATTCGGCGGATAACAATTCCAGCGGCTTGCCGTCTGCTTCTGCTTTGATTTTATTGACAATCATATAGCTGTCCAATGCGGGTATCAGCACCTGCTTTTGGTTGCAGGTAAAGTTGAATGGAAGCTGCCTGCCGTCGCGCCGAAGTTTGCGCCGTCGAAACGGCAGCGGCAGGTATCTTGACGGCGGCAGTCTGCCGCATTTGCGCTTTTCGGTAGGCGGCGGGGCTGGCGGCAGCGGAATCGGATACCATTCGCACGGCGGCACAACGGAACGGCTATGCCGCAGTTCTTGGCAGCCGTGTGCTTCTCGGGCGGCGGATTGCGCCGTGCCGGCACATGCCGTTTTCCTGCTGCGGCTTTGTATTTTCATTGCAGCACAGTGCCACAAAAAGTGCAGGCTGCTTTGCTGCGTTGCGGCACATGCGCGGTAGGCAAGGCTGGCCGCATTGCCCGTTTCGGCACAGCCCGCGCGGAGCAGGGCGGCGGTTTGTCCGATGTTGCGGCATTCGGACAATTCTGTTGCTGCGCCCGATTGGCCGATATGGCAGCGGTCAAGCGGCAGGTTGCGCTTTTCGTGCAGCGCAAAGCAGCCTGCAACCGTATGCAGCGGCATTCCTGCCACATCGATACACACTGCCGCCGCCTTTTGTGCGGATTGCGGCTGCGTTTGGCAATGCGCCGTGCCAAGGCTGCCGGAAATATGGCCGGTGCAGTCCAAAGCCACCGTGCGCCGTTTGGGTTTCGGCGGCTCGGGCGGTTTCGGCGGGGGCGGCGGCACAATCGGCGGCGGCGCCGCCTTGTCGCCGAAAACCAGTGCCAATGTGCGGCCGTCCCTGTTCTTGCGCGGGGCTGCAAATGGCAAGGCAAGCGGTTGTTTCGGCATAGTCCCGACTCCGTCAGTCAAGGTTTGTTCGGCGTGATGCGGTCGTATGCCACAGGGTCATATTCGCCCTTGTGGTCCACCGCCACCACCATATAGGCGCGTTCCGTGTTCAAAGACGGTATGCGGTAGTTACCGTTTTCATCGCTCCACGTGCTGCGTACCAATTGCAGGCTGCTCTGCTCGAAACACAGGATTTTGCGCGCGGCAGGAACTCCGTTGACCGACACAATCCCCGCGCCTTCGCCGGCAATGTAGCCCTTTCCTGCCATTTGCCACGCGGTATAAAACACAAGCGGGCGGACAATCATGCGGGCTCTCCCAGCAGGACGAATAGGTTCGGGATGATGATCAAAGAGTGCTTAAACAGCAGGGCCTTGCCGCCGACTTCCGGCACGTCCTGCTCAATGGCCAACGTGTTTGTGTTTGTGTGAATGATTTTTGTGGTTGAATACCAGCCCGGCATAAAGCCTTCCAAGGTTTTGTCAACGCTGTCGAAAAACCATGCCGGCATGAGCACGATTTGGTTGGCGGGATTGGCGGATAATTGGAAATTCGCAACATCGCATTGGCATTTTTTGCCGTTGGACAATTTCAGCGGCCGTATTTTGATAATATGATAATTATAGTTGTAGTCTTTATTCTCCGGCACAAACAGCGCCCCCGCTTCGCCGTACGCATCCAATGTATCCACATCGCCGAAATAATACGCTTCCACCTGGTGATCGGTTTTTGAATTAATGGCTAATACCACCAGCCAGCAGTGTTTGCCGTCCGCCACGCACACCCAGCGGTTGGGCTTGGTTACACCGTTCAGCTTCTTGTTCAGCCAACCCTCGGCAAACGGTGTGCCGTCATCGTGCTTGGCGGTGATTTTGGCAACATCCGCATCTTCGTTGCTCACCGTGTAGCGGCAACCGGTCGATACGTCTTGCGGAATAAAGGTGCTGCTTGTGCCGCTTTCCTGCACCGACCAGCCTGCCGGTGGTTTTGTGCCGTAGCCCGTGACCAGGCAGGCTTTCAAAACGGTACGGAATCCGCCTTCGCGGTGCTCGAGTTCGGGGGCGCGGTCGTCTTCGCTTGTGTAAATTTTCAACATGTAGGTTCTCCAAGTGTTCAAGGCTTGAAAAAGCAGCCTGCACTTCAACTGACAATGTGCAGGCTGCTTTTGGTTTTACAAATCCACCGTATCGCCGCGCAGGCACAAGGTGAAGCGGTCTTTCCTACCCGTTTTTACGGACGCGGAAGTCGGCTGCACGGCACGCAGAATCCACACGGGCATTTGCGCCCCGGTGGTATTGAAGCGGATACAGTTGCCTGCGTTCCACTTCACCGCGCCGAATGCGGCTTTGGGCAGCTGGAAATACGGCTTGCCCGTGGCAGGGTTGGGCGGTGACAAGTCGCCCAGCGTGTCGCCTTCCGCCACCACGCCCAGCCGCTCGCCGATAAGCTGGAACTGCGTGTTGCCGGTAAACCGAATCAGCCAGCGTTCGCTGATGGCACCGTCGCTGGTCAGTACGAAGGGATAGTCTTTAACATTCAATTTCAACAGCAAATCGTCGCCGATACGCGTGTCCTGCCACACGTTCGTCCAAGTGTTCTGCGTAAACGGTTCGGTAACGCGTACCTGCAAATCGCCGCCGATAATCGCACTGGAAACATAGGTATTTTCTTGCGGATAATTGCGCGAGAGCGGTGTTTGCAGCCGCAGTTTGCCGGAAATGTCGGTATCCGTCAGACGGTTGGCTTCTTCCCATACCTGCACCGCCGTCAGAGGCATGGTGTAATCCGACAGGCTCAAATTGTCGGCAAACGTGATGCTTCCCGCCGCTAAATCGGTATCGTATTTTTCTGCCAAAACGTGTTTACCCACTGCGTCCACCAAGCATAGGCGGTCGAGGTTTTGCCGTTGCAGGTCGATTTTTTGCAATGACGCGAACGCGCTGCCCAATTCCTGCCGCAGGGTGTTGCCGATAACTACCATGTCGCCTTTGCGCAATACCGGCACATAGCCGTCTGCCGGCAGCCGTGCAGAATTGATGCCGATAACATTGCTATCCAGCGGCACTGCCGACTGCGACACGGCGTTGTAGCGCAGTGCGTCTGGCGTGATGGGTTTGTCGGCAGTGATGGCAAAGTAGCCCGTCGCACTTTCGATTTTGCCGCGCAGGCTGCCTGTAATGCTTTCATCCGCCTGCGAATCGCCGCGCAATGTGGCAGTGCCGGTTTCCGCATAGGCGGTAAACGATTGCGGCTTGACCGGTGCGACGGCGGTACGCCCGTAAAACGACTGCACCTCGTATTCGCCATGCACATACACGCCTTGCAACACTTTCACAACAGGCAGCGCGTCCATGGCAGTATTGTCCAACTGCATATTTCCTGGTGCGGTCATGCGCCCGACTGTCCTGCCCCTGCCTGCCAGCGCGTCCCAATCCTGATACAGCACACCGGCACGCTCGATCGTCCGAACACCGTCGATTTCAAACACCCAGGTATCGAATACCGCGCCATTGGGCAGCGGCTTGTCTGCCAATAGCTCATAGGTCAGAAGCCCCGTATCCAGCGTTTGCGCCACCGTCCTCACATCGGGCGCATAGATGGCGCTTACCTGCGCCGTTGCCGCCGTAATCAGGCTGCTGTAATGCACGGTTTTGATATAAGTATTTGCCGGCAGTGCGCCGCGCGTAATTTGATGCGTACTATATTGCGGCTCAGCCACTTCCTGCGCCACATCGCGCTGCGCAATACGGATTTCACCCGTGCCATAGTCCACGCTGCTGTTGCCCAACACCCTGCCTTTATGCATCAGCCTGCCCGCGCCGTTGTCGGTCAGCACCAAGGCTACGCTGTCGTTGTTGGTAAAGGCGTGATTCTTACTGCCGTGACCGCCTCCGCTGCTGCCTGCCGGCAGCATCCAAGCCTTTGGTGCGGAAACATAACCTGTCTCGGTAGTACGTGTCGCCCATAGTTTCAGTTTCAGTGTTCCCCTTTGCAGTGCTCCTTGGACAATGACCGTCAATTCTTGATTATTGACCGACACTGTTGCGGCAGACTCTTCGGCATTCGCGCTGTATTGTTCCGCATTCAGCGACACGCTGGCGGCCGACAGCCCCACGGGGTAAACCTGTCCGGCAGCATAATCTACCGTGCCGCCACCGGGCAAACCGCCGCTGCCGTCGTCCTGCATACTGCCGCCCGCCCAAGATAGCTTCACGCTGCCCGGCTTCAAATTCGGCACGGGCGTTTGCGGCAGCACAAGGCGGTTGGTTAAAGGTTTCGGGGTAATTGCCTTGCCCGCGTCTTCGCCATCTATCGTGCGGTAAAACTCGTACGGCACCCAGCTTGCAATGATTTTGCTGCCCGAATCGGGCATGGCGGGGAGCGACAGGGTTACACTGCCCGATGCGGACACATTGCCGCGAACTGTGCCGCCGTTGTCGCGCAGGGCGTAATCGCCGTAGTCCGTCAAATCGTACCATTCGCGCCCAACCATGAAGGATACGGAAACCGAGCCGCGTGCCGGTTTGGGGCGCAGCAGCATAGTCCACTCCGTGCCGATGTTGGTATCGTCGATTGCAACGGCGGAAGAATAGGCATAGTTACGCACCTGCACCGCAGGAATTGCGCTGACGGAAGCGACAACTGTGTTCGCGGCAAATCCTGAAACCACGCCTTGCGCGTAATCGATACTCAGTTGGCGGTCGCCGTCTTTCAGCGTTCCTTGCGCATCGTCTGTGTAATTATCCAGCCGCACAGAGCCGGGCAATACCGGGCAGGACAAGTGCAGGCTGCTTTGAACCGCAATGCCGTTGCGCGGTAGGACGCTCTGCCGCACGGCGGTTTCCAACCATGCCGAGCGGCCTTGCGCCCAATCGTCCGCAATCGCGGTTTCCAGCGTGGATGTCGGGACGAGTTTTTCGTACAGCGAAGAGACGTGCAGGCTGCTTTCGCCCATCTTGGCTTCTTTGGCCAACGGGCGGATACCGTAATATTTCGCACTGTCGGCAATCTGCGTTTCCAGCAACCGGGATTCGGGTTTCGCGCCGAAACGATCGGCGTTTTCCATCCCTTCAAAATCGCGCTCCAAGGCGGTCTGCGTTACCATCTTTACTACGCGGCGGGTAAATTCGCCTTTTTCGTCTTCAAATACGCGGATTTCGTGCGTGAGGCTCTCTACGCGGAAAAATTCATAAAGATAGCGGCGGTTTTCCGTTTTGCGCAGGGCGAAACGCTGGCCGACAACAGGCAGGGGCGCATTGTCCCTCTGATAAGCCTGCACCATACGGCTGCCTTTGCGCTGCAAGCCGAGCAGGGTCATGCGGCTTTCGATGGCAGGCACGGCATAACCTTCCACGCGTTCCATCGCACTTGCACGTTCTTGTCCGTAAAAATCGGCGGGGACGGCCAATACGGACACATTTCCCGCAGCGGGCGGCTCGGAAATAATCAGGTTTGCGCCGTGTAAAACCGCTGTGTCGCCGCGCAACACGCCGCCGTAAACCAGCCGCGCGTCCAATGCGCCCATTACGTTGTCAGTAGACGAAACAGGCGGAAACAGTTCGTTTTCTGCGCCGGTCAGTTCGTTTTTCGTCATCGCCCCGCCGCCGTCGGGCGTGTCGGTCAGCCGCTGGCTGGCCAAGAGTTTCAAATCTTGGCGCGTGAGTTGGGTCGTTTGTTGTGCCATATCGTGCCTTTCGCGGCATAAATATTTCAAAATTCACTGTAAAACTGTATAAAACCCCAAAAAGCCGCAGCCTTTCGGGGTTCTTTATTCGAGTGCAGGCTGCTTTTGCCTTTACAGCATTTCCACCTGTGCCAATTTGCCGTTGTGCAGCAGGGCTTCGCCTTCCAAATCAAAGCTGCCCAATTCGTCTGTAATCAGGTTCAGCGTTTTGGTAGGCGAAAGGTCGGATTTGAACACTTCTACCAATACCGGCGCATTGCCGTTGGCGGTGTTCAGCCCTTCAAAGCGCAGATACCAGCCTTCCGCATTGGTTTTCAGCAAATCAAGCCGTGATGCTGCCGCATATTTGTAGGACGCTTTCAGGGGGAATTTCAGCCCCGTTTTTTTCAAAAGCTGCACGCGGCCAAACATCTCGTCCACCGTGTAATGTTCGCCCGCGACCAGCGTAACTGGCGTTGCGGTGCTGTCGGTGATCGCCAGCGTGTTTACATTGCGGTGCGGTAGGAACCATACATCACCCACCTCCAAGTCTGCCGCACTTTCCACATCGGCAGCCGCGCCGGCGGGGACGGTATCGACCGTTGCCTGAAAACCCAAAGCCAAGTTTTCTTTGGTAAATTCTTCCAGTTTTGCCGTGAATTTCAGCGATTTTTCTTTCTTTAGCACAAGATCTTTGGCGCGGCGGCCGCTCCAACTTTCCTTATGCACCTCGGTTTCCACTTCGGTTTCCAAAGTCAGTTCTGGGACGTTGCCCACCCAGCGCGATTTATTGTGCTGGATCACGCCGCCCATAACGGGTGCAATCCACAATTTGCCTTGTCCGGAAAAATATTCCGATACATGTTCTGTTGCCATCATCAAACTCCATAAAAAAAAGCCCTGCACAGCAAGGCGTTAAAAAAACAGCCACCCGGCTGCGTCAAATCACGCACACGCTGGAAAACGTGAACGAAAAAATCCGAAAACGGCAGTCTTCGGTCATAATCGGCGTATTGGCCACGGCGTGCAGCGGCTTCGATCCATCGGGACAAAACCCCTGCAAGACGCGGCGCACTTTCAGGCACAATTTGCCCGCCTTTTCGCGCATGGCTGCCGATTCGGCGTCCGAACGGGGCGATTTAAAACACAGCGATACCTGCCAGCGTTGCGTTTCCGCCTGTTTTTCGCCGTTGCCAGAATAATTGCCGAACTCGCTGGCCAGCTGGGTAATGTGCAGCGACACAGCCATGCGCTTCAATGCTTCGGGGTCGTTGACGGTAAATAGGCTGCATACCGCATCTACGTCTGCCCCCATTTCGGCGGTCAGCCGTGCTTCAATCGCCAAGCCGACGGCAAAATAATCGTTCAGCATTTGCATCCTCCAAGAAGCAGCCTGCACATCAGGCCGTCAAAAACTTCACAGTAACGCGGAACATATCTTGCACTTCCGTTCCGCCGAAGCCAAAAACAGGAGCGGCGGATAAGGTGTTTTGACTGTTGTCGAAAATCACGGCAAACACGCCCTGCGCCATTTCCAGCATGAACACAGTTGCAGGCTGCTTTGCCCATTCCTGCAACGTCTGCACCACCTGCCGCGTATGCCACGCCATGCTGTCATCGGGGGGTGCAAGTGTGATGGGGCGGCCTTTCACTTTAACACCCTGCTGTACGACATACGCGCCCGAAAGCGTCCGTTCCACGTCTGTTTGCGCCAAATCCGACCAGTCGAATTCGTCCGTCCACAGCAAATCATCGCTCAATGTTAAAAATTTCCCGTCCGGATGGGTCAGTTTCATGTTCACTCCTTGTACCCATGCTGCTTTCAGCCGCGCAGCAAATCTTCAAAATACCGCCGCATGATATCGGCAATAACGGTTTTGTCTTCTTCGCGCACGCCCAAATGTTCGCGTGACGGCAGGTTGTTCTGCCGCACACCGTAGTGCAGCCATGCGGGGATATTTTTTGCCCCGCGCGGATAGCCAACTTCCGCCCAATCCGCGCCCGACACATACGTCAGGCTGGCCAGCATCAACCCTGTGTCAATCAGCGTCTTACCGCCTTCTTTTTCGGCACGCAGGCTTGGAATCCACGGAATGCCTGCCGGGCTCCTCTGTTGGTTGTAATTTTGCAGCGCGGAAGTGTGCAGCCGTTTGCCAACCTTATCCATCGGCAGTTGGAAAACGGCCAGTTTCAGCCATGCAGGAGCAACGGTCAGTTTCGTTTCCAGCTTCATTATCCGCGCTCCATAAAACTGCGCCGGTCGATCAGCGGCAGAAGCAGGCGTTGCGCGACGAACCCCGCCAAACCCCAATCCTTGTCATCGCTTTTACAGTCGCCCGCTTTAACCAGTACCCCGCCCAAGTTCTGCACCTTCGCCGCATTTTTCAGGCTGCCTGAAATATCGGAGAGCAATGCCAGTTCGCAGCACGCCTGCTTTACGCTTTCGGGCAATACCGCCTGCCTTTCTACACCGCATTCGGGCAAACGGCGGAATAATGCGCCGTGCGGCACTTCCTGCGGTAAAAAACGTGGGAACGCGCGTGCCTGCGCATCGTTTTCAGGCTTGCCTTTGTAAGTAAACAGGCGGTCTATCAGGTCGCTGGCGGATACCAAACGCTGCTGTTTCTGCGTCGGCGTGTAGTCGTCCCACTGCGCCGCCGTCTGCCGCGCGTTGTGGTATTCGTCTGCCTCAGCAACGGTTGCATAACTCAACATATCCCAATCCTTTCAGGCCACCTGAATTATTCGCCTTTTTTGCCAGCAGGTTTTTTGCTGATTTCGTCTTTCAGGGCTTGGATTTCGGCTTGAGCTTGGTCCAACGCGGCTTTCAGTTGCGCGTTTTCCGCCTGCAAGGTGGCCAGTTCCATGCCGCTTTCGGGCAACGTGTACAGCGGATACGCCGCGCGGTAGTTTTCGGGTATGTCGTCGCCGTACACATAGTCGCAAGGCTCAACATTCGCGCCCGTTTCCTGTGCGGCGGCATTGCGCATGGTCAGCCCGTTTTTGCGGGCAAATTCGATGTTCTCCGCGCCAAAATCGCGGGTAAAGTATAGGATTTTCATGGTGATTCCTTATGAAAAAGCAGCCTGCACTTTGAGATGCAGACTGCATGATTGCATTACTTGGTTTTTACCAGTACACCGGCCGTGTCTTTGCTGCTGGTGGCAGTTTTTTTCCAGTTGGTAGGCGTAGCGATGGCGGTATCGGTGGGCGATTTGCCACCTGCGGCCATATCCCACGCATAACCTTTCACACCAACGCCGAAGCTCCATTCGGCCTGATAAATGGTGCGGACGTTTTCTTCGCCGGTGCGGTTTTCCATGACGGCGTTGAAGTCGTTGTTGTCATTCACAACGACGGCGTTTTCCACCAAGCCAAGCGTGGTGTACACGCCGCTGTTTACCAGTGCGGGACTGTCGGTTACCACAAACACACGCCCGAACGGGTCGCGCACCACGTTCACGCCGTCATAGGCAAACAGGCGTTCCGTATTCGCCAACGCATTGGCGAACAGGTTGTGCATTACAGTGGAATGCAGCACCCATGCTTTCAGACTGCCCGAACGGTCGCCCATTTTCGCTGCGCCGTTGTTCAAAATGCCGAATGTGGGGGCTGCGGTGCTTTCGTCCAGTACGGTTTCAGTATTGCTGCTGATGGCCGTTGCCGCAGCGGTCAAGCCTGCATTCAGCATATCTGCCAGTCGCGCTTTTGCCAGTTGTTCGCCAATGGTTACCGCCGCCAGTTCAGGTTCGCGCAGCGTCCATTCATACTGCTGCCGTTCAAACTCCACCGGCGCAGTACCCGCAGCCACTTTCACAGCAACATTGAGCATTTCCTGCAAACGCACGGAGGCGACAGTGCCGCTGCCGTAGGCGTTGCGCCGGCGCACCAGCCCACCGATGGCCTTAAACTGGCTGCGGATGTCAAAATCGCCCTCAAACGGCTTGGCGGACAAGACCACCGCGCCGCCGCTGGCTGCGTTAAATTTCTCAATGTCCTGCGCCGCCGTTTCGGTCATCACAGTGTAGGTTTGTTTGTTAAATACCTGCAAATCAAAAGCCATTATGCTTCCTTTCGTTTAAAAATAATGGGTTACTGTTGGGCGGCGGTAGCACGGAGATACGCCTTCTTCTCGTCGTCCGTCTTACAGTCCGCCCATTTCATCGGCGCGCCCGCATTGCCGTTCGGCGTTGCGCCACTGCCTGATGCACCGCTGCCTTTCAAAATGCCGTCCTTGTTCGGGTATGCATCAATCAGGGCTTCCAGTGCTTCGTCAAAGCCTGCTTTCTCTCCTGCGTGGGTTCGGCTGTAAATCTCGTTGCCGTTTGCATCTTTGGCAAAGATTTTTCCTTCTTCCGAAATGCCGAAGTGCCGCCCGAAGAACGCCTGCGCCATGTCTGCCGGAATAGCCAGTTTGTCGGAAACTACCTTGCTGCGGGCAAAACTTCCGCCGATAAGCTCGTTGTGGAACTGCTCGCGGATTTTGGCTTTCTCGCTCTCTGCGGCGTTGAGTTTTTCCTCATACACCTTAATCGCTTCCGCCTTCACGCGCTCCGCTTCACCGGCATCAATCAGCTTCTTATCGTCAAGGTTTTTGACGGTTGCCAACGCCTTAATGGCGGCTGCCGCATCGTCAATACCGTCAAAGGCTTTGAGCTTGGCTTCCGCCGCCTCCTTCGCCTCACGGTGTTGTTTGGCTTCTGCATTCAGGCTGCCGATTTTCTGCATGGCCCCGGCCGCGTCAAACGGGATTTCCTTACCGTCGTCATGCACATACACAGGTTTGCCGTCCTGCACTACCACATGGTTGTTTTCGTCAAATTTCAGCTTCATTCGTTTACTCCGTAAAAAAGCGGCTTCCGCCACAAAAACGCCCGCGATCATCCGAACGGCGGGCAATAAAAAAGCAGCCTGCAATATTCAGGCTGCCTGAAATTAAAAATACTTTATACCGTCAAAGGATTTTCTTTGTCTGCGCGACAAACGAACGCAATTCATGCAAAAAATCCTGCCAGCGTTCCGGCTCGTCATAATAAAAAGCGGGTTCGGTTTTTTCAAACAGGGGATAAGCCCACATTCCACGCCAATATTCTAAAACGCGCGGGTTTTCACGCTCTATGGTGTCTTCATGCGAATAAAACCAGTTTTCCAATTGCAGCAAGAAAAAACCCATTTCGTCATTCGGCGCAATGTTTGCGTAGTAATCCGCCATATCGGCTTTGTCATACGGTAAAAGTGGCAACAGTTTCTCCGGCGGCGCACCGTCCGCCACCATTTCCATCACATTTAGGATTTTGGCAATGTTTTCCATTCTGCTTTCGCCTTTTTCATTCGGATAAGGGTAATAATGTTATTGTTGTCTGCTGATTGTATCACGGCAATCTGCATTTTCTCCGAAAAATATACCAAGCGGCCGTTATCGGGCTGGTAAAAATTCGGCGGTTGCGATTTGAGCAAATCCAGCACTTGTCCGGCATCAATATCCGCAAAACCTTTTTGCTGCAAGCGCGACAGTCGCGAAACGGCGTGAATGCCCAATATAAAGCCTGCCTGCTCGAATTGGTAGTACAGGGCGGCGGATTTTTCCTTAAATGCGTCCGTCCAGCTTCTGCGTTCAATCGCGCGTACGGTTTCGGGGATTCCGAGCTTATCCTGCAACTGTGCCAGTGTAAGCGGCTTCAAACCGTCCAGCGTGTCTTCAAGCCCGATTCTGCCTTCATGCAGCATCTGCCCTATGTTCTTGCCGAACTGCTCCTGCAACTCATGCAGGCTGCGCGATTTGACCCATTCCGCGCCCGAATAGCCGTCAAACGGCTCTTGCAGGTCGTACACATAAACCAGCTTGCTGCGGCAGTTGATGTGCAGGGGAGGGCGTTTGAAGGGCTGTTTATGCCCGATTGGGTTGTGCCGCTTGTCCCACAGCAGGCCGTGCCGGTGCGTACACAGGCTCGTCGTCCTGCCGTCCAGCACGCTCAAATGGCGGTAGCCATTAATCAGCGGGTTCACGCGGGCAAATGCTTCATGGGCGGCATGGGCGGCGGCGGTTATCCATGTGCGGGTCATCGCCTGCGCGGTCTGTTTGGCACGCATGAAAAAACCGCCCAACTCGTCAAAATTAGGCGGCGTACCGTCAATGTGTGCCACACGCAGCCATGCCTTGATTTTCATGCCCAAATCGCGGCTCTGCTTGGCGATGGCTTCGGCCAGCGTCAAGCCGCCCAGCGTAAACGCATCCGCCAAAGTCCGCACCGCTTTCTTGCCCAACGGCACTATTTTGTCTTTCAGCCCGTATGCCGCAACCAACCCGCCCAACCACGCAGCCAACCACGCCACTTCCGTATTCAGTACGGGCAAAACGTCAAGCGCGTGTAAAACCGCCTGATACCCCTGTGAGACAATGCGCTCAACATGGTTCAACTGCGTTTTCAGGCTGCCTGAAACCAGTCTTGCGGCGACATCGTTATGCAGGGTATCCAGCAGCGAGAATATGCTTTGCCGAACGGATGCCTCATAGCGCATCAGGTCAATCTGCCGCGTAATCAGGTCGTGGATAAGGGTTGTATTCATTCTGCCTGCTCTTTATCTGGCGTTCCGAAGCCCATATCGCCCTGCAATTCAAGGCGGGTCTTCTCGTCCGCCCAGCGGCGCATCGGGGAAACAATGCCGCGCTTCTGCGCCTCTTCAAACAGCGTTTCGTTACTCAATACGCCCGCCGCGTTCATGCGTACCAGCACGTCAAGGCTGGCGGCAGGATTGTAGTCAGCATCAATACTGCCGGAAATCTCCACTGTGCCACCGTCCTGCTCGCCAATCCACGCCGCCATTAAATCCAGCACGCGTCCTACGGCATCTTCAAGCAGGTTCGCGTAATGCCGCAGCAGAGATACTTCACGCCCCGCTTCATCCCGCGCCTGCGTGTCGGTCAGGGCCAGTTTGGTTCGGGTCAGCAGCTTCGCCCCGGCAATCTGCATATCGCTTTCCAGTTTTTCCAATGCGTTCACACCCGCCGCAATCGCCGCGCCCGAATGCTCCACATAGCCGAGCGAGCCGTTTTCGCCGACATGTATCAGGCTGCCGCCCGAAGCCGCAATATTGCCTATATCTGCGCTGCCTTGATATTGCAACAAGGGCACACGCACATAATGCGTAATGCTGTCTTGGTCGGACTGGCTCTGCCAATGCTTGATGTTCAGGTAGGCCAGTTCTAACAGCGGCGGGCGACCGGTGAAAAATCCCGTCCTATCCGGCACCAAATCCACCACAGGGATGACATCAAGCGGCTCTCCGTTTCTCAACAGCGGCGTTTCAGAGTGCAGGACGGTCTCGCCTTTTTCATTCTTGCGGTATCGCCGCACCATACCGATCTCGTGGACGTTGATTTGCTCCACAATTTTCTCGCTGGAATCGCCTTCGTACACCGTAATATCCTGCCGGTATCGGAACTGCGTACATACAGGCCGACCGCCGCGCATCTCGTAGCGGAAGCCCAGTACATCGCTGTTTTTAATCAGCACCGCATAGGGACGCAGCCCAAGCCGTTTTTCATCCGCCAGCGTGATACTGCCCGCGCCTTCCGGATAATCCACCAGCACATAGCTTGCACCCTTTGTGAGGGCATCGGCGAACCAAGCCGCACAGAATACATTCAATGCGTTGTTTTGCAGGTCGAAGTTTTGGAGATAGGGTTGCAGGCTGCCTGAAACGCGGCTTGTGTCCAAATCCTTGTAAAACACCCGCCCAACCATATTTCCCACCGTTTCCTTTACAGCAGGAAGCAGCGTGGACGTTGCCAAACGGTCGCGATAGGCGGCATCGGTTTCCTGCGCCCATTGCGGCAGGTAGGTTTTACCCGCCGCACGCATGGTCTCCGTGCCACCTAAAAGCGCCTCAAACATCGCCCCGTAAACGTGCATCTTGGCCACGGCGGCGGTTTTCTGCGAAATACTCATAATCTTCCTTTCAGGCTGCCCGAATCACAGGCGGAAATCCACCCGTTTAGGCTCGCTGTACTGCTTAATCAGCGGCTCAATCGCATAGCGCAGCGCGTCAATGTAATGGTTAAACGCATCCACCAGCACAGGCAGCACGTCGCCGCTCAAACGGTCGGTCTTATAGCTGTATAGGGCAAACTCGTTGATGGTTTCCTTGCAGCTTGGATGTATATATATGTTTTCAAACGCCTTAATAAACTCAATGCCGCTCTCCACACTGCCATGCCCCTTCTTAGCCGCAATGATTTGCGGCAGACCGTGGCGACGCAGGTAGCTGATGCTTTCCGGCCTCGCGCTGTCCGCACGGATAGTGTACTTATCAATGTCGGGCATGGCGGCTTTCAGGCAGCCTGTGGTCTCGTCAAGCTCTAAACCCACGCCGCCCGCTTCGCGGTATATCCATAAGCTGTTGTCGTGGACATAACACTGCACGGCAGCCGTGGGGTCTTTGGCAAAGCCGAAATCCAGCCCGAAATACGCGCCGTTCCAATCGGGCTTTGGCTCAAAGTCTTTCACGCGGTATTTACCCGCGAATACCTGCGCCTCGCTCTGCTCGTAATACGCGCCTTCCCATATCCACGCATAGCGGGGTGGGTCTAATACTTCGCGCTGGTATTGGCGCAATTCTTCCAAGGCGGGCGGGAAGAATGGGTTATCCGTGTAGTTCATCTGCACGATGTGCGAACGCGGCGGGGTGTTTTGCCGGAAGCGCATATCTGTGGCACTGCCCCTGTTTTTTGGATTCCAAATCACCCAGATTTCAGACTTCGGAGCGCGTATGGTCGGCTCTAATACCTCCCACGCGCTTTCCGGGATGTCTTCCGCTTCTTCCAAGATGCACACGTCTATCTTGGACAGGGATTTTATGGATTGCGTGTTGTTCCGCAGCCCTTTGAACAGAAACTCCGTACCGTTTTTGCCGCGTATGTATTCGTTGGTTACCTCGTAAAACGCATCCAAAAACGGTTCGCTCGCAATCGCCGCCCGAAGTTCGGCGTGGAAACTCTCGCGGATGGAGTTCTGAAATTCGCGTCCGCATAAAAAACGCAGCGGTTCGGTATACCCCCAAACCGCCGCCATTTTCGCCACGTTAAACGATTTCCCGCTGCCCCTTCCGCCAAAAAAGCCGCGATAACGCAATGCGCCGCGCGGCTCTTTGAATGCCCTCCGTATTTTACGGGGCAGTTGAATCTGTATCGTCGTCATCAGGTACTACCAGTTCAATCACGGTTGGACGCAGGCTGCCGTCGGGATTGCTGTGTTCAATCCCTTGCGTCTCTTTCCAGCCCGCCTGTGTTTTCAGGTAGAAAATGGCCGCTGTAATATTGCCTTCACGCGCCTGCATCAAAAGGCTGTTGGCAACACTGCCTATGGCCTTGCTCTTCCCCCTTTTATACCGTTCAGATACTTCTGGCTGGCGTTCCATGATGTTGAAAAACGTTGTTCTCCCTATGCCAAAAAAATCAGCAATCTGTTCTACGGTCAAAAATGCAGCCATTGCTTCCACTTGGGCGATTTGCTCATCATTTAACGTTTTCGGCGGTCTGCCGCCTTTGTTCTTCTCTATCTCGCTACCCATGATTCACTGCCTGTAAAACCGTATCGCCAGCCACATAGTTTTCATATTTCGGGATATGCAGGGCCTTCAACACGTCGTCCTTCTCTTCCTGCGATTTGCAGACCACCACAAAATAAAAATCCGCGCTGTTGGCTTCTTTCAACCGCGCGGTGCTTTCCTTCCTGTGCTCTTTTATTTCCCGTAGTGCGTCTTTCGTCTCATCCACAACGGCGGCGTCTTCAAACAACTCCGAAAACCGCGCGTCGCCGTCAAACAGCAAGTCCACATCTACCTTGTCAAAACCCATGCTGTCAAAATCTACGCCGAGTTCCTGATTGATTTCAGCCAAGAGGTCTGTATCCCAAACCCCGCTCGCAGACGGGTTGTTCAAAAATACCAGCATCTCCAATTCTTGCTTCTCGCTGATTTCAACCATCGCAACGTCAAGCTCGTAGTCGTTCTTGCCGTCTTTGTACCGGCTGATGCCGTCCATCGTCGCCAAGCGTTGATGCCCGCCCAGTACCACAAGCATTCCGTCTTCGCGCCGGTTTACGATAATCGGCTGCAACAGCCCGACTTCCTTCATCTTATCGCGCAGCTTCTTCCTCGCGCCTTCGGAGATGGAACGCGGGTTTTTCGGATGCTCATGTAACTGGCTTCTCCGCACCGTCTCCATAGTAAATTTTTGCAAGTCAGTTTTCATACTGCTTTAACTCGTACTGTTTTATTGACGCATCCACCAACGGGTAGCACGCGCGGATTTTTTCGTAATCAGCAGGGTAGTGTTGCCGCACTAGCATCATTTCCTGCGGCTCTAAGCTGCGGAACGAGTGCCCAAGCCAGCGGCTTTCAGGAGATAGTTTCAGGTTGTGGTGTTTGATATACCGCACCACATCCGCCTTAGAAAAATGCGCGACTGGGTAAATCCGTCCGCGCTTTTCATCAATGCTGCCTGATTTCTTTATCATCGCCCGCCGCACAATACTGTCAGCGATTCGTTCGCCCGCCGCCAGCCACCACATCCCGCTCGTTATCCGTTCGTAGGTGTAAACATCGGTGATGCTCACATTCGGGACGGTAAAATCGGGGCGACGGAACACGCCCAAGCGCAGCCACTCCGAAATCATGAAATGCGGCACGCGTTCAATCTCAATGCCGTACTTCGCTTCGTACCAGCGCAGGTTCGCTTCCTGAAACGATAAATCCGGCACGATATACATAAAATAAACATGGATACGCCTGAAATAACGGGCGCACAAATCCAACGTAACCACGCTGTCTTTGCCGCCCGAAAACGCCACAATGCACTCATCCGAAATACGGCTGGCCGCCTTAATCGGCTCAAAAAGCAGATTGGACATTTTTCAAGATACCTAACCGCCGCTGCCGCCCATTGATTTACGGCGGGCGAGCAATGCCGCACCATAAGTGGATAACTTGCCAGTTCTTGCCCGCCCTAAAAGGTCCGCATTTGAGCGGCGACGCTCTTGCCCGCCACGTCGGCTGTTCTGCCCCCGCGTGATATTGGTTCTGCGCAAACCTGCTAGTTGTTTTTCTTGGATAGCCATATTTAAGCTCCTTCATTCGTTTGGAAAATAAAAAAAGCAGCCATTTGGCTGCTTGCATCAATATCGGTTACAGGATAATACCTGTTTTGGGTTCTGTTTCGGATACTTCTTCAAATTGCAGGTGGTAATCCATACTGTCATCATCATCTTCAATAGATGTATCAGACACTTCAAACAAATTCAACTTGCCAGATACGGGATTCGGTTTAACCAACCGCTTTAATTTGATTTCCCATGCCCACGCCCCATCGGGAATATCTTCGGGGTAGCAGTTACCGGCCTCCGCATCATCAGCGGTTGCAGGATGGCAGCCGACCACTTCAACAATGCAGGCGTGCACGCCTTTTGGCCACTTGTAATACCGCCCGTTGTCTTCGCACCAAATTGTCTCACCACCTTTGGTGGTACAAATCAACAATTCTCCGCGATAATGGATAGGGCGGGAACGAAATTCAATGGTTTTTACCCCTGCCGCTATTGCGGCGGCATACGGTTGTTGCACACTCAATGCCTTCATTCGGCTTCCCTTACTTTTCTCAACAATTCGACCGCACGGGGTTTATTGCCACGCGCTGCACGCGCCTTAAACCGTGTTTCAGCATCAAATTCAGCCAGCATTAAAGAGGCTGCTTCGTCAATCAGCTTGTTTACACTCATGCCGCGCATATCTGCCAACATTTTCAGGCGGAGATGCTTGTCATCGTTCATCCTTACGGTAAATGCAGTCATGATAGGCTTTCCAGTAAAAATTCAGGCAAACAGATTTTAATACCGGGAAACAAAATTTGCCCATTCTTAAAATCCTTCAAATTGCGCGTAACGATACAAGCAGCCCCGCCAGCAACCGCCAGCTCAACTACATGATTATCCGCCTCGTCATTCAGATTTGGCCGCCAAAGATAAAATACCCTAACCATCTCACAAACCGAAAGCAAGGCATCGAGTACCTCGTTCCGTTCCGCGCGGTTCAAATCCTTATTGGAAAAAACCGCATCACGGTTTACCACATCTTCGTATTCGGCAAACAAGGCAATACTGACCAAAGGCGTGAATCTGCCAAGCAGGCAGGCCTCTAACAGCAAGCTTGCCTGTCGCGACCCTTTGCAGGCTGCAACAATAATATTGGTATCGAGCACAATTTTCATTTTTTAATGATACCACATAAGCCACCAAATTACAACTTAAAATACTGCCGCCGTAAATCAAAACCGCCCAAGCGGCAAATACTGCAGGGGCGGTTAGATTGAGAGGCGCATCAAAATCAACGCGGGCGCGAACCGCTTTCGTTTAAGCAGGAAGACACGCGGGCTTCCCATCGGCTTAAATTCAAGCCGTACAGACGCAACAAAAGCCCCATTGTCAGGGGCTTTGTGTCATTACAAAATTCAAAACATTCCTCCTATCCGCAGAAACGTCCCGAATATACATGAATTATAACAAAAAAGTCCGCTTTTGCAAACCCCAATTCGGCCGCTATTCACGCCGCCAATCCGTCCGCTTGTCTCATGCCAATCACGCCGACTTCGCGCAAATGTCGGTCTGCCTTTAACCGCGCCTTATTCAGCAATCCGTTCAGGCAGCCTGCCACCTTGTCATAGCGCCGATAAAACGCCCCCTTGCTCAAATCGTATTTGTCTATAATCCACATCGGACGTGGGCGCGCCGTGAAGTGGTACTCAATCAGGTTATCGCACAGCAGCGTGTCGATTTTCGGGTGTTGTTGCAGCACATATAGCGACAAATCCACGATATTGTGCAAATCCACCGCGCCGTATTCCATTTCCACCGCCGCCAGCTCAAAGCGGTCAAGCAGCCGTTCCACACGCGCCTGTATCATGGCGGCGTTGGCGTGCCAGTCATGCTGCGTCATTCCATGGCCGCCGCCACGGCTTACCCCTTTGTTCTCCACCCAGTAGCAAATTTGCGCCGTATTCCCCATCGGCTCGATACGCAACGCGCCGAAGCGGTACACGTCCCGCAGGCACTCGTCTATATTTCGATACATTCACACCCCTGTTCAACCGGCCTTAATCAGCCCTTCTTTTTCCAAAATAACCAACGTCCGCATCACACCTTCCGCATGTGCCGCCCTTAATTCGTTAGGTTTATTTTTGTAGTAGCCAAGAATAACAACCCTTGCCGCGTTTGATATTGCATACTGTTTGTGCCGACACCCCGAATTCATCCCCAATATCTCGATATCGGCCTTCTGAATGAAATATCTGTAATAGCTCACTACAAGATAACCCAAGTCTTGATACATTATTTTTAATCAGCCCACTAACCCTTGCATGCATATGATTCATCTTTGAAGTACACCATTCCAAATTCGACACATGGTTATTATTCTTATCGCCGTCGATATGATTAACTTCGTCATACCCCATTGGGTTAGGGATAAATGTCTTAGCAACAAGTCTATGTATCATTTCATATTTTTCCGTCCTATTGGTTACAGACAACCTGACAAAGCGGTATCCAGCTGGCTTTGTCCCAGGCTTCAACTTGGCAACTTTTCGATTTAGTGTGGAATACACATCCCCGTTCTCAAATACGATATATGCAGGATAATCTTTCAAAAACACCCCGCCGTTAGCAATAAGCTGTCGAATTTGCTCATCTCGCCGTTTTTCACGATTAAGCCTGATCTGTTCATAACTGATACCACTCTGCCAACTGCACACATCCTTCACTTCAACATCCCCCTTACTTGTTCCAATAATTCCAACTCCGTGCCGTATGCTTCTTCCCACGCCGCCTGCCCCGCGTGTATCGCCACGCCGTAGCCCCCTGTGCGGTGGTGGCGCGGACACAACGGAATCGTCTCAAAATGGCTCGCACGCTGCGCCATGCCTTGCCCGGCGCGGATATGGTGGATTTCCGCCGCCGTTTTGCGGAAATACACATTGCGGCACACAATGCAGCCCAAATCCGCCACCCGCTGCAAATGCCGTTTCTCGTCCTTCGTCATCACATCTCCATATACCCCTCAACTGCCGCATCAAACGCGGCTTCGTCCTCAAACCCGTTTTTACACAACAGATGCCACACCACTGCGCGGCAGGCGGTATAAAACGCTTCGAACTCTTCCTGCCCCATCTTGGCAAAGCTGATGCTCTTGGCTTCTTTGCGGATGCCGTGCGGATTCTCCACCACGTCAAAATAACCCGCTTCCATAATCAGCCATTTGCGGAACTGCTCGATATCCGTTGCAGGCTGCCCGAACTTTTCCGCCCGTTTTGCCGCCAATTCATCCAGCGCCTCGTCCGCATAACGTTGCATCACCGCTTCGTTCGCGCCGGCCTGCCGCGCCATGTGCCGGATTACCCATTGCGTCACATCCCGCTCGTTGGCGCCCACCATGCCGCCCGACGGCTGCCAATACTGGAACGCGAAGGGCAGCAGGCCGCCGAAAAACAGGCGGTGGTGTTGCAGGCTGCGGTTGGACTGCTCCGTGATTTTGACCTTGTACGCCTTGCCTGTTTTCAGGCTGCCCTTAACCGCTTCGTCGTATTCCGTCAGCGGCAAGAGTTCGCCTTTCTCGGTTTTTGCAACTGTGATTTCGAGTGCCATGTTTTCCTTTCTCGCTCTGCCGAAGGGGTTCAACCCCTGTTCTAATTAGGATTTAGCCCATCCTAATTAGGATTTACTTATTGACTAGCCGCGCAAAACGAACTATCATCAAATTTCCTACTCATAAGCAGCACCGACCTGTTGTCGGCATTTTTGTATCTGTACATTCTCAAAATTCAATAGTCTTGACGCGTTTCCTGTGTTTGTTTGTTGCGTCTGGATTTCAAGTTTTGGGGGTGCGGGTAGCGGCAACGCCCCGGCGTTCTTATGACGTAGGACACCCCCGCCCAATTTGGGCAATCTTTAATCCTAAACATAAGGAGTTCGTCATGAACGCAATCTCAATCTGCAATACTTCAATCCGCCAATTCAACGGGCTTTACTCTTTAAATGATTTACATCAGGCATCAGGCGGCCAAGACAAACACTCTCCGCGCCGCTGGCTGCAAAATCAACAAACCATTGATTTAGCTAATGAATGTGAGAAAGACGGAAAACCGTCTATCCTTAAAAAACAAGGCTTTGGCACATTCGTTTGCAAAGAGTTGGTTATCCACTATGCCATGTGGATTTCGCCGTCTTTCTCGTTGCAGGTTATCCGCTGCTTCTTGGATACCGTTTCAGGCAGTCAGCCCAAACTTGCCCAAACCACCGTTGCCGACCGCACCCCACTGCGCCAAGCCGTTTCCGCTTTGGTCGGCCGCTGCGGCTTCGATTATTCCGCCGCCTACCACCTTGTCCATCAGCGTTTCGGCGTGGGCAGCATCGAAGAAATCGCCGCCGAAGACTTGCCAGAAGCCGTGGAGTATGTGCATATGCTCACCGTGTACGGCGCCATGTACGGCGAAGTGCTGGAAAAGCAGCCTGCACCGCAGGGCGTGGTATTGACCGAGCGGCAGATGGGGCATTTCGCCGCCGGCGCATATATGCTCGACCTTGCCACACGCCGCCTTGCCGATTTGTCCGAACCCTTGAAAATGCTGGGCGCACGCGATAAAGGCGTGTCCGCATGGACGATAAGGGACGAAGCCGAAATCTGGATTAAAAACTGCCGCTCGGCACTGGAAGCGGTGCTGCCGCAAATGGGCGATAACTTCTATCGCGGCAGCGTACAGGAAAGCCTGCGTATGATGGATGCGCTGGCCGCACGCTAATCCGCCCCTTTCATGCAGCCTGCACCTTGTTTTTCAGAGTGCAGGCTGCTTTGTTTCATCCGCCTGCACATCCAGCAGCGTTACTGTTACGTCCACATACGGCTCGCCGTCGGGTGCATACCGCTTGGATACCAGCAACTCCACCACCTGCTTGTCGTCGTGATAGGCGATTTCGTTCAAGGCGTCGCAGAATTGTTTGCCTATATTGTCTGCATCGGGTTTCACGGCCGGGCGGATTTTGCCTTGCTGCGCCGCTTCGCGTTTTTTCTTGCTCCACGATTTCGGGATGGTGCAATGGGATGTGATACGCACCTGCACAGGGCAGTCGGCACTCGGCTTGGTGTATTGCTGTATCGCGGCGGCCTTCAATGCGGCTTCGCGGATTTCCTGCTCGTACTGCCGCGTTTCTTTCGGCGTGTAGGCACGTCCCTGTTTGGTAAATCTCGGCCGCTGTTTTCCGCGCGGCTCGCCGTTGATTCGGATGTGCAGGCTGCTTGTCATTTGCCGTCCTTCTCAATTTTTTCCAAATACGGGTCAAGTTCCTGTTGGATTTTTCCCATTTCTTCCACCGTCTGCGCCTTCAGCAATGCAGCCTGCAATTCGGCAATGCGGCGGCGGTAGAATTCAGTGAACGGGTCATGGGGTGTTTCACTCATTTGCCGCTCCCTTTCAGCCGTTTTTGCCGCGCGGCTACGGTGTTTTCCGCCGCCTGTTGCCATTGGCCCTTATCGCATTCCCACGTCAGCGGGTAGGTGGTGCATTGCTGCTGCAATACCGTATTCGGCGCGTTGCAGTAGGCTGATCGGGCGTTTTCTCCGTATCGGGCGATGGCGCGTTTCATGTCGGCGTGGCGGCAGGTCAGGCAGGTGTTTGTCATGCGGCAGCCCCCAAACGTTTCACGCCCAGTTTCGCCAGCAGAGCGGCGGCTTCCTTCGCCCCGTCTTCGCGCGATAGCGGCGGCAGTTTCGGCGTTTGTTCGGCCAACAGGGCGGCACGTTCGCGCCCGGCTTCGGCAGGCAGGTAGGGCAGCGCTTCGGCATGGCTCAAACGCCCTTGTCCGACGGCTTCGTACACCGCCGCCGCCATTTGCTGCTTGTCCGTGCCGGCGGAAACCGTCCATTGCACTTTCGCCCCGGCGGGCAGTTGGTCGGCCATGCGTTCGTAGGCTTCGCGGAACGCCATGCGTGCGCCGGTCTTGTCGCCCATCGCCAGCAGTTCCGCCGCGCCTTGCCCCATCGCCAGCAGCGCGATTTCGGGAACGACGGCGGTGCTGCGTTCATCCGCCCATGCGCCGGCCAATACGCCGAATGCTTCGTCCGCCGATACCAGCCCGGTGTCGATGCGCTGCAAAATATCCGCCAATGTCAGCCGCCCTTTCAGTTCGCGGCGGCAGCGGTTCAGCGCGTTCAGCACGTCTTGCACGGGGTAGGGCATCAGGTCTTTCACTACCTCCGCCTTGGCCGCATCGCTCCAAACCGTCCCCGTCATCTCGCAGGCCACGGTTACCGCCTTGTCCAGCATTTCCACCTTTTCCGCCAAAATCCGTTTGTTTTGCATGGTTTATTCCAATCCGTAGTGTTTTTTCAAAATTTCCAATGCGCCGTTGTGGCTTTCCAGATTTGCCTGCGTGTTTTCCGTCTGCCTTGCCCGCGTTTCGGTCATTTGCTGGCCTGTGGCGTAGTCGGTGGCAATCTGCTGGTAGGATTTCAGCAGCAGCCCGAATTCGTGCCGGCATTGCACAAACCAGCGCCCGTTGTGGGTCGGGAAGTAGGCGGCCAGCACAACGGCTTTCTCCGCCCCCACCAGTTTCACGAACTGCGCCACCTGCCCGCGTGTTTTGCGGTTGCTTTCGGGCAAAATGCCGTATCGTCTGCGGTAGGCGGCGGCATAAGCGTTCCAGGTCTTCTTGTTGTCCGGATTGGCGCGGATTTTTTCGTCTGCGGTTTTTGGCTTGGCAGACTTCGGTGTTTCCGGTTCCAAAATTTCGGCTTCGGGTGCGGCGGGTGCAACCCGGTCGCCATCCTGTAGAAAGTCTATGTGAAAGTCTTTGTAGAAAGTCTGTGGTAATTGCGTGTTCAAATCTGAACTCTCTGCGTTCATGGATGAACTCTCTGCGTTCAAATCTGAACTCTCGTGATTAAAATTTGAATTCTCGTCGTTTGTTTTCGGATATTCGGCGGGTTCGTCGGCAAAATCCAAAACGGGCGAATCGTAGTTCACGCGATACCACTTGGTCTTATCCAGCTTGTATTTGTTGTATTCGCCGGTGGTAATCAAAACACCCATTTCTTCCAGCTTGCGGACAATGCGCCCCACCTGTTGCCGCTCCATGAAAGGGAACTGCTCCACCCATTGTTCGTAAGTGTTGTATACCCATGCCTTGCCGTCGCGGATGTTTTTCGATTTCTCGCACAGCCAATGGATCTGCTGCAAAAAATGGGCTTCATACAGACCGATGCGTGTCGCCAGCTTCGGCGAAACAATCAGCGGGTAATCGTTAATCAACAGGTTGCTCATACCACCATCTCCATGCGCTTAAACTTGTACACAAAACAGATCTGCCTCTTGCCAATCGGGATGATTTGCCGCATAATGCAGTCCTCCTTTTAAAGTTTTAAATTAATTCTGTGCCCCTGCCTCGGTAGGGGCGTTTTTTTGCCCGTCTGTCCGGGCGGCCAAGCGTCTGTCCGCTTTGTCCTTTCCTTGCTAGAATGGGAGTTCCACCAACCAATCCGCAAGGAGAAAATCATGAAATTCCGGATTCGCTGCTATCCGTCAGCAAAGCACGCAGTTTCCGCAACCGTGCAAAATAAAACCTACGAATCAGAGGATATTGGGACAATACAACCTGGGGATATTCTGTCCATCGCAGATATTTTTGAACCGCAGGGGCTTCTAATTGTTGAGGAGAAAGAGTATGTAATGGACGTTGAAGGCGGCGGGTTAAGCCTAACAATTGCAGTCGGACTGTATGCCAGTCTTGACGAATACAGAGCCACAGTACTGTCCACAGCGTTATCGTTTGTACCGCAAGCAACGCTAAAATCCATTTTTCAAAAGTAGTCATCGCACATCCTTTCCGCCCCGAAGCAAGACGGGGCTTTTTTTCTTACCCATTTTCTGTTTCCTTTTCGATAATTACCTGATAGTGGTGCAAAATTTGTTTATTTCTGATTTACTGGTGATATTTCGCCATTTCGCACTTTTTCTGACATCTCAACCAACTTCTGTGCAATCTCATAAGACAGCCGCTTCCCCCTTCTGCCATGCAAAAGGGCGTTGATTTGCGCTTGAGAGCAGCCGACAAAATTCGCAATCTCGTATTGGGAAAATCCTGCCTTTGTGAGCGGTTTGATAAGTTCCTGCCATTTATTCATATTTCGTACCGTAATAATTTTTGTGTATTTTATAACATATGTGATTAAAGTCAAGTTAATTTAAACACCAATGTGATTTACTTATTGATTACAATCGTTATCAATCTGTTTTATAAGGAGGCTTATATGAGCTTCAATGAGAGAGTGCGCCAGCGACGCATAGAATTAGGATTGAGTCAGGCAGAGCTAGGGAAAATGGCCGGCGTGCCGCAAAGCACGATAGGGCAAATTGAAAACGGTAGAAATAAAAGCAGCACCAAGATTTTAGAGCTTGCGAATGCGTTACAGACAACGGTTGAATATTTGATAGAGGGCGTCAAACCTAAAATCCGCGAATATTCAAATATTGGGATAACGGGCTACCTTCTGAACGCCATTCCCATAATTTCATGGGTGCAGGCTGGCGAATGGCGCGATATCGAGCATTACGATTGCGAAGATACCGAATACATCCAAATCACAAAGGCCATTAAGGACGGCTTCGCGTTGCGCGTGCAGGGCGACAGCATGCAGCCTGAATTTGCCGACGGCGACATCATCGTCATAGACCCGCACGCGCCGCAGGACAACAACAGCTATGTGGTCGCCATCCATGACGACAAAGCAACGTTCAAAAAACTCGTGTTTGACGGCGAAACGCCCTACCTGAAACCGCTTAACCCGCAATATCCGCTGCTTTCGTGGGATGAAAACACGCGGATTGTCGGCGTGGTGAAGCAGAAGATTAAGACGTATTGATTGCCCGCAAAGGTCAAAATAAGGATTTGGAATGCACGAGACAATGGTGCGCCTGTATCAGGCTCAGCCGCCTTCTGCGGCTGTGTGTTGAAACCGCGTCAATACCTGTACCGCCTGCCGGGCAATAAAATCCGTATCCATAGCGAGAACCCCGACTACCCCGACGAAATCGTCGATGGCGAAGAAATCCGCGTTATCGGCCGCGTGTTTTGGTGGAGCGTGCTGGATTAGGCGCGGAAAAACGAATATTTGAAATCAATGCAGTACAACCCAACAAGCAGTCCGTTATTAACCCCTCAAAAGGAAACCCCATGCTAGTCAATCTGTATGAACGGCTGAAATTAAGCCCGTTTGCCACCGCAGAAGAAATCCGTGCAGTATTGGACAAATATGAAGCAAGAATCACGAAACAGGAGCAGCGCGACCAAGTGGCGCAAGTCCGCCGCCTGCTGCTCACCCCTGCCAACCGCGAACAATACGACAAGCGCCTGTTTGAGCAATATCCCGAATTGAAAAAGCAGCCTGCAACAGCACCTGCAAAAGCCAAAACCGCACCTGAAAACAAACCTGTTGCCCCGCCGGTAAAGGCACAGCGTATCCCCGGCAAAATCATCAGCGACGAATTCAGAGCCAAACTGCGCGCCCATGCCGAACACGTCCGCAAGGTTGCGCCGTTGTGCAACAGCGAAGAAACCACGAAACAAGCCCTAATCCTGCCCATGCTGGATATTTTGGGCTTTTCTGCTTTTGACCCGAGCAAAGTCCGCGCCGAATATCAAGCGGATTTCCAAGGCGTGAAAAACGGCGAGCGTGTCGATTACGCACTGTTCTGCGATGACCAAGCCGTGATGTATATTGAAGCGAAACCGCATAACGTGCATGTTGGCAACCATGCGCCGCAGTTGTCGCGATATTTCAATTCCAGCCCCAATATTTCGGTTTGCGCCGTTACCAACGGGCAGGAATGGCGGTTTTTTACCGACCTGTATCATAAAAACATCATGGACGAAACGCCGTTTTTGACCATTGATGTGTGCGAATTGAGCGAAGCGGATATCGAACAACTGGACGCATTCCGTTTCGACCAGTTCCAGCCCGACATCCTGCGTGTATTGGCAGAGGAAAATGTTTATTTGACGGCACTCACGGCGGCCGTTTCTGACTGCCTGAAAGATGTGGATGTGGACTTTGTGCGTTATGTTGCCGGCCGTGCGAACATCCAAAAACAGTTCACGCAGAAATTCTTGGAAAACATCCGCCCGCTGGTTGTGAAAGCAGTCGAAAATACATTGAGTACCATTGTTTCGTCAGGTCTGAAACAAAAAGAGCCGGAAGCCGATATGGATGCGGATATTGATGAAATCGATCCGAAAGCGCCGATTGTCGACCCGGAAAACCCACGCATCATTACCACATGGAACGAGCGCCGCCTGTTTGAGATGGTGCAAAGCATATTGCCGCCGGATGCAGAAATCGAAGCGAAAGACACTGAGCGATATTACAGCGTATTAGTACGAGGCAAATCGAACCGTTGGGTCTGCCGATACTATGACAACAGAAAGCGGCCAAGCATCGTGTTGCCGATTGATTTGTCGCCAAAGGATATTGCCCATATCGAAAGTTCAGGCCTTGAATTAACAGGCGAGCATATCGTTATCGACATTCCCGAAAACGTGTTGCGCATTTCCCACCTGATTATCGAAAGCTACAAATTCTGCCAAGATGATGAAAACTTCAGACGGCAAAAACGCTAAATAAGCGAATAGGAGAATGCTATGAAATTCGGATTTCGCTCCCCGTCCGTCAGAAGACGTGTCGCCGCGCGTACATCATGGAAACGGTGGGTGCGGCATAGCCTAGGTCTTAAAGCTCCGCGCGGATACGGATGGCTGACAAACCCTAAGAGAGCCTTATATAACCGCGTTTATCACCGAACCACAATTGACCCTGTAAAGCTGATTTTTAAGCTTCTTCGTCCACGTCGTGGTGCGCCGAAAACAAACTGGAGACGGGTGGGGAAATGGGTTTTCTTCCTTATCCTGTTCCTAGTCCTCATCCTTCCGTTGATTAGGGCCGGTATCATGTAAAAATCCATCGTCTAAGAAGCTCGTGTTTGAGAGGGGTGCCCTACCTGAAACCTTAGCCGTGCTGGGGGCTGTTGAAATTAAGTTAAAAGTTAATTATTATGCCAATAAAGCTTTACAGTGGCGAACGCTACAACTGCATCTTATCTGACGAGGCCGCAAAGCAAGCGGGGCTGGAAAGTGAAGACGATGATTTCCCAGAACAGTTGTTCGGGTTTGATACGGACGAGCTGTTAAGCCGCATTGTCGGCTACTGCGACGACCCAAGCGACTTAGACTCCGAGCTTGAATACAACAGCGAAGGTACGCCGTGGTTCGCCATCAAAACACAGAGACCAAGCAGTCTGCGCGCCTATTTCAGGCACTTTGAAAGCGATGAAAGGCAAATGGTTATTACGCATTTCATCCGCAAGCTCCATCCGAAACTACTCCCCCGGGACAAAAAGAAAATGAGGGAAATTTATGATAAATATGCAAGAAACGGCGGCTACTAAACCGCAGAAAAAAGGCATTTTGAACAGAATGCTGGAAAAATTTTCCTACCGTGTAAAATTTAACCGCAGCGCCTTAAACATAGAGGCGGCAGATATTCTGCGTGTAGAAATCCAACGGCAGGGTATCACACAAAAAATGGTTGCAGATAAGGTAGGTATATCACCTGCGCGACTATCGCAGATACTCAATACCGAAGAAAAAAATCTAACTTTGAATACCATTGCGGATATTGCCACTGCGCTAGACATGCGCATCAAACTATCCCTGTCGGTAGACAGATGCGTCAAAACAGAACGGGAAAACAGAGTGCAGGTTGCATTAAAGGACAACAGTTGGACGTTTGACACAACTAAGGAGGTAAAGCGTTATGAAGATTATCCGCACAGATTATGAAATCTTGGAATGGCATTTCCAGCCCAAAGAACAGCAGACGGACAAATTCAACGAAGTATTGCAGCATTTGACCACCGAAAACCTGTTTCGCGCCCACGCTACCGACAAGGACAAAGCCATATACACCGTTATCACGCCCGTCGTTGGCGAGAACCACGCCTATACACTGCACGGCAGAATGCAGATTTTCTTTTATCTGGAAGAGCTTCCCGCCAACGATACCGCAACCCTGAAAAGCCTTGTTTTGCAGAATAAGACATGGATACAGGCAGCCTGTACCAGCCTGATTAACGAAGCGATGCGGCAGTTTGCCGCCCGCACCCCGATTGGGCATATGGCGGGTTATCTTGTTGTGGAAAACCTTACCTTTGAGAATTAAAGGATTACCATACCCTGCCGCTGGATTTGGAATAATCGAAAAAACAGCCTGCACCCCGTTTTGGGAAGTGCAGGCTGCTTTTTTTACCGCCCTTTATGGCGGTTTTTTTTTGCGCCAAAAAAATGGCGAAACTTTGTTTTCTTTTAAAACAATATCTTAATAGAAATGTGATTATCACAATAACATTTGTGTTGATTTATTTAATCACATTTGTTATTATACACCCATCGCAACAAACAACACAGGAAACGCAAAATGAAACAAGTACACCTCACTCTGATTGAAACCACCTGCGGCAAAGACGACCGCACCATCGCCACGGTTCGCGCCACCAAGCACGGCAAACAGGCGGAATTGAAATTTTTAGGGGAAACGGAAAAACGCCGCTTCCCCACCGTGCAAAAAGCGTGGGAATGGCTGTGCCAAAACACCTACCGCGAAAACAGCAACACCTACTTCGGCACGACCGAACACACGGTACTGTACTAACTCAAACAGGCAGCCTTGCGGGGCTGCCGCCCAAACAAAAGGAAATAAACATGACCATCGGCTACAACGACCCCGGCTTTGCACAACGCAACCCAGCAGAATACCCCGCCCTCGAATTCACTTTAGACGAACTGGGCGACGACAATTTGGCGGAACTGTTTTGGGACATCGCGCCGGAAGACGAAAGCCAAGCCGTGGCTGTGGCACTGATGAAATACATCAACGGCGAATCGCGCAACATGACCGTGGCCGAACTGCTGGACGAATGCTTGAGCCAGCGCACCATCAACACGATATGGCGAAAAACCGAAGAGAAAGTGCAAAAGGCGGGTATGGAACGCCTGATTGCGGAAGCGCACGATTAACTAACCCAAAGCAGCCTGCACCCCACCGATCACGGTGCAGGCCGCACAGAAAGGCAACACCATGAACCCATACACTTACGCCGCACTGATTATCGGCATGATTTTCGGCGCATTGGCCGCCACCGCAGGCGCAAGCCATGCCGCAGAGCAGGCAACCGTCCCATCCGTCATTGTCCGCCGCACCGCAGAAGTAGCCGATTGCAGCAACATCGCCCAAATGCAGGCGAAATACGGGCAGGACGAAGCGTTTAAATACGCCCTGCAACGCGTAAAAGACGACTGCGAAGCCGACCACCAAGCCGCATTGCTGGCGCAGACGTGGGAAGCCGACCCGACGGCGGGGGTGGTGCATGAGTAAAGCTAACCGGACGCGATATTGCGGCACGATAACCAAGCCCACCAAAGACGGCTGCTGGATAGTCCGCAGCAAATGGCGGCGCGGCGAAAAAACCATCGAGCGGGACAAACAGACGTTCGACAGCCCGCAAGCCGCTGCCGAATACGCCGCCGAATTGGAACAACGGCACGCGCCGAAACCAGAAAACGTGAGAACGCCCGCCCGTGTCGTGCACAGAAATCATTACTGCGGCGTGCCGGTGGAATAAATTCTGCCGATGGCAACCGTAAAACAGCAACGCCGCCGCGTATGGATATGGCAGGCAAGGAAGAAAACCGAAAACCAAAACAATCACAACGAAAGGCACAGCGATGACCGCAAACACCCAACTGACCCCCGCGCAGAAATCACGCCACCTTAAAGACTTTTTCGACAAGCCTGCCGTGCAGGCAAAAATGCGCGAACTCGTGGATAAAAACGCCGCCAGCTTCGGCACGTCCATCATGCAAATTGTGAACAGCAACGCCATGCTGCTGGATGCAGAGCCGATGAGCATTTTCAATGCCGCCTGCATGGCTGCCACCCTGAACCTGCCCGTCAATAACAATTTGGGCTTTGCCTACATCGTCCCCTACCGCAACAGGGGCAAGGTAGAAGCGCAGTTCCAGCTTGGCTACAAAGGCTTTATCCAGCTTGCCCAACGCAGCGGCCAATTCGAGCGGCTGGTATCCCTGCCCGTCTACGAAGACCAATTGATAGAGGAAGACCCCATCAACGGCTTCAAATTTGACTGGAAGCAGAAACCCGCCGCCAACGAACAGCCCGTCGGCTATTACGCCTATTTCAAACTGATTAACGGCTTTACCGCCGAACTGTACATGACGCACGAACAGGTAGCGGCACACGCAGGCAGATACAGCCAATCGTTCAAAAAAGGCTACGGCGTATGGGCGGACAACTTCGAGGCAATGGCACTCAAAACCGTTACCAAGCTGTTGCTGTCCAAACAAGCCCCGCTGTCGATTGATATGCAAAAGGCCGTTTTATCCGACCAAAGCGTGATTAAAGACGTTACCGCCGAACAGTTCGACTACATCGACAACCAGCCGTCCGACCCTGTGATGCTGCTGCCGGTGGACGATACCCTGTTTGCCACCCTGAAAGAAAACATCAGCACCGGTGAAATCAGCGTGGAGAGCGTGTTGAACGGCAATTACGACCTGACCCCCGAACAGCGGGCGGAGATTGAGAGCTTGTGATGCGTGTCCGCTGTTCCGCCATCCACAAAATCATCGGCCTGCCGCGCAGCAAAAACGACAGGCTGACACAGACCGCCAAAAGCCACCTTATCGAGCAGGCAAAGCAGGAACTCTTCGGCGTGGCCGCCTTTGACGGAGCGAAGTACACCGAAAAGGGCAACGCATTAGAGCCGTTCGCCATCCAAGGCAGCGGCCTGATACGCGGCAGGCAATATGCCAAAAATACCGAGCGTCGCGAAAACAGCTTCATCAGCGGCGAATGCGATATCCACGATGTGAAGCACAGCCTGATTATCGACACCAAATGCAGCTGGGAGATTAAAACCCACCCGTTTTTCCGCGAAGAAGCCGAACGTAAAGTCAAAGAAGCAGGCTACGACTGGCAAATGCAGGGTTATATGTGGTTGTTCGACTGCGAACAGGCAGAGATTGATTTTTGGCTGTTCCCCTGCCCGGAAGACCTGATCGGACAATACGGCGACCCCGAAAAACTGATTGACGCCATCGAGCGCATACCGCTGCACAAGCGCGTAACCACCGTTACTGTCAAGCGAGACCCGGAAGCCATCGAGCGCATCCAAGAGCGCGTGGCAGCTTGCCAAGAATACTACCGACAACTCATGCAGGAGCAAAAATGAGTCTAAACAAAGCCATCCTAATCGGCCGCCTGGGCCGCGACCCCGAAGTGCGCCACATGCCCAACGGCGAGGCCGTCTGTAACTTCTCCATCGCCACAGACGAAACATG